CAAGTCCATAGTTCATCACAGCCATGCCAAAGGTGGTTGCACCGTCGAGACAGTAGGTTCCAAACATATCGTAGTACTTTATCTGGAACCTTACATCAGTAGCTTTCTTCCAGTCAGCATAAGCACCTGGGCTGAAAGGATCATCATTCTCGTAACGAGTATCAGCAATGATCTGGCCATTGGGATTATCTTTTGGATCGTAGAGAGAACTGAGTCTGTTGGGATCATTCTCCTTCCACTTAACATCAGCCTTCAAAGACTTTGATCCACCAGGATCGAAAGAATCGATGTGGACTGGGAGGCGAGCAGTCCTTAATAAATAAGTCTTACCAGCATTAGTCTCCCCGGTCACAAGAGCACTGAATCGTTTCTGGAGCGCGTCCCCAGCGTAGTATTTCTTCACCCGAGCAAGCTCGGCAGCGGCGTCGTAGGGCATGTCATACTCCTTTTTTATAAGTGTCTCCAATTCCTCATTCTATTATTTTTATCTCTTATCTTTAACCAGTATTCTTCTTGAAGATTGAGCATTAACACTTGATACTCTTTGAATGTATCAGGCTTTTTAAGTTTGTAATAATCTCTAATCAATGTAATAGCTTTCTTTACTCCCTCAGTGTAAATGGCTGGAAGAAGGATTCTTGGCGGTGGAAGACCAAACCAGCGACAGAAACTATAACCGGTAATAACTTTCTTAACTATTTCCTCTGGTATATTATCTGGGGTAGAGAAGTTTCTGTATTCGGTCTCTTTTCCTCCCTGCATATTATAGAACCATCTTACTGCGCCATGCCCCCTTAGATCATCTAAGGCCTTAGTGTATACTCTCAGCTCTATTCCCCTGCTAGATTCTATATCAGCAGTTGTTAAATACCAGATATTGTTACCTTTTATAATAGCGCTGAGAAAGTGGCTCATTGTATCACTGCCTCCTCTTGTATATGTCGTAAAATAGAGTATTTTGGAAGGTGGATATACTCTACAATTGTATCTACTGAGCCTATATGAAACCAGCCTAATTTTCTTGGGCACTTTTCCTGTAGAATTAATTCCATTCTTGCTATACCTGTTATATCAGGTAAGTGTAGCATGGAGTCCAGTCTATCTACATTAGTGGCGTGTTGCATCTCATGATTATTTGTTAAGCATCCACAATGAACTATACTCAAAAATTCCGTATGCTCACAGTGGTGTACTTCATGAATCAAGTTTAGATGAGTGTGGTCTGCATCTATAATCTCTCCTTGATGATGATAGTGATGAAACAGACCAAGAATATCCTTAACATATCTTATTTTTATCTCATCTGGAAATGGGAGTTTGTCTCCTCCGCCACCCATGATAAACCTCCTTATATCTGAAATCTTAAGTCTTTCTTAATTGTCGCTTCACGTTGTGAGGGGTCCCACCATCTCTCAACAAATCCTATTGGTGGCTCCTGACAACGACGAAGAGGGTTCTGCCATGCGAGACAGTAGTCGTGAAACTCGCAGCCTCGGTAACTGGTACAGGATTTAGGATTCATACGGAAGGCCATGAGTACTTCGTCACCCTCAGACGCATGGAAGAGCCGATCCATGTCCCTTTCCAGCTCATCCAGTAGATCATTGACAGTCCAGAGCCAGGTATTCATTTGGTCTGGGGTTTTGAAGGCTGGGATGGCCCTTATTGTTGCGTAGTAGCCAGCCGCACGATCCCTGCTCCCTTTTGAGAGGTACTCAAAGCCAGTCTTGACAAACTCCACACCAAGTACTTCTTCAATAGGGAACATACAGTAGAGGCAGTGGGTATAAGTACCATTCTGGATTGAGAGATAAAGCTCATTATCCCAACGAGAGTCATGAATCCACTTGCCGGTGGTGGTCTTGTGATCCCAGCTGAAGACTCGCTGATCTTCAAGCCGCCGCATGATAGAGTCCATACGGTAGTGAAGCACTCGCTTTTCATCAACTGGGACTGTTCCAGCGATTTCGGTCATCTTCTTTCCATCCAGCTCGACAACCTCGTTCTCGATGAGATCACGATAGTGCTCACGAGCGAAGACTTGGAGGGCATTGAAGACGGCCGTGGGAGTCTTGGGCAAATAGATACCATCAGTCTCAGGAGGAAACTCCTTACGGTAGACTGACATGAAAGCATTGTAGGCTCCAGCTATATCATCATAGCCGAATAACAACTGATGCTCACGAGCGTGATGGTAAGCGTCGCCGAAGACTAGGTCATGAGCTGGGACATCAAGAGTCCAGCCCAAGATGTAGTGGTAGAAGTAGTAACGAGCACAGCGCTCGTAATCGTCGAGTTTTGAGGAGTCCTTTATCTCCCAAGAGGGATGAGGCTTGATTGAGCAAGTCATTCTTTGTTCACCTCATGCTCTTTCGATCCAGCGAGGAAGCCAATAGTGATTTCGCAAGGAAGGATTACGTCCTTGGGAAGGTAAAGAGCACCAGAGACTGCATCACCAGGCTTGCCAATAGTCCAGCGTTGGTGAGTGGCTGAGGCATCCTTTCGGCCGCTGTCTGTTTTAAGGTCGATCTTGGCAAGGATTGAAGGTAGCTTTTCCATCTTTCGTTTACTCCTTCCATGTGCCAAGGAACCGTTTGAGCATTTCCTTAGCGGCTTTGACTGTCCAAGGATTGGTTAACTCACCACGTTCTGATTTGTAGTATTCTCCAGTACTCTTGAGAAAAATAAGCCTGTCAACCCAGCAGTCGTTGAGGACTACTACATTCCAGACGTCCCATTCTTCGACCACAGCCATGATGTAACGAGTTGCGTCACCAGGTTGGAGAACACCTGCTATGCAGTTGAGAGGTTGGAAGCGTTCCATAGTTATCCCTTTCTCAGCAAATGCTGGTCAAGGAGTTCTTGGGTTAAGCGGAGGATGCGCTCTTGACATTCTTCGTATTGAAATGTTCTATGAGCAAGCCCTTCTCCACCCTCTGGAATAGTCTTGTCACATTTAAGTGCTTCCTTCCTCCATTTCCGCAAGGTCTTTTCTGAGATCATAGCTTTTACCTTCCTTTCGTTTGTTGTGAGTGCATTTAATCATTTAACGGACTAATGATACATTGTAACAGACCTACTCATTATTGTTAAGTAGGACGAAATTTCAAGTAATGGGACAGGGCCAGTTAGTGGAGGAGGGTTCCCCTGGCCGTCCATACAGGCGGCGATTGACTATCGTTGGCCGCCCTGTCCCATTAGAGAACATGGTTCCTTTCGATGTAGACTCCGTCCTTGTAGAGCAACAGATTGAGCCTCCCATGCATATGCGCAAAGATCGCGCATGCTATGGAGTTCATCACATTGAGGGAGCATGGAACTATGTAATCGTTAGGCTTTGAGTCCTTCAATGCTTCGGTGAATGATCTAATCATCGAGTTCGTAGCATAGCGATTCATAGAGCCAGAGCTCAAGAACTTGACTTCGCCATAAGCCTCAGCCGGAGTAAAGTCATGAGAGCTTTGGTTGACGATGTAGACTTTCTTAGGTGCAGAGGCTTCAGACATTGGCTAGTCCCCCATTTCGACGGAGTCGGTTTCATCTTTGCGCAGGCCCTCTGGGATTTCAGAAGCCTCCCGAGCAGGAATGGAATTAGACATCTGTCTAATCTGGTCAACGACTGAGAGAGGAGCAGTTGATTTGGTCTCGGTATCAAAGCGGCGGTCACAAAGATCGTCGGTGCCTTGCATAGAAGGACGACGCTCAGCCCTTGCTACGAAAGGTGCTTCATCGACTCTTCCAGCACAAGGAGGCTCAAGTCCGTTTAATGATTGAACGAACTTATCCTTCCCCTCGACAGGCACAAACTTCTCAATCTTGCTAGTGTCGAAGGGAATGAGTTCCTCAGTACATTCATGATAGTCAACGATGTCCACTATAACTCCAAGCTTGGGGAGAGCCTTGCGAGTTAGATGGAGTTGTTTGCCACAGTTTCCACAGAAGAGTTTCATAATTACTCAACCTCCTCGGTTTTGGCTGACTCTTCCTCATCAATAGGAAGCCTCACCGTCACCTTGAACATTTCGTAGGTCTTGGCTGAAGGATTGACCTCATCAACGATGCACTCTACAGGTGCGCCGATGCTTAGCAGACCAGAGACCTCGGAGGAATACTTCTTTGGTACATAGCCGAGGAACATGGAGGGAATTTCCAGCTTATCATTCTTGTAAATGAGCTGCACAGCGTTTGGATCGAATCTGTTGGTCGGCTCAGGGAATAGAAGAAGTTTGTCACCAACCTTGAGCTTTGCTCCTGCTATCCTAATATCTCCAGCAGGTCTGAATTGAACTCCAGCGATAAAGAACTGACGTTTCATACTTTTTCTCCTTTCGTCTGAATTAAGTTGTTCATCCTCTTCTTCCCAGAGCTTATCAGGTGCTTGCTCAGCGTACCAAGAAAGAGGACGAGTGCCTTGAGTTGAGAACATTAGTCGATTACCTCTATGTTAAACGATCCTTTTGGAATCTTCTTATCAGTGAGATGTTGATAGTGGACGATGGCACTTTTGGTATCGAGTTTATCACGAATAAGCCAAAGTCGTGCCTTCTCATCATTATCAAGACCAGCGCTTACAGCGAAAGTATCACCTAACTGGCTTGACATGACAATAGAGCCGATCCTCCCTTTAGGCGTTCCATCTTTGGAAATCTCTTCATTCCATCCAACTATCTTGTAAGTATCAAACTTCTTCGGCTTAAACTTCATCACCCACAGTGAACGCTTGACCTCGTAAGGGCCCATAGTATTACGAACTATAATGCCCTCATATCCGAGTTTTATTATTCTATCATAGGTCTGCTTTACATCGTCGAGAGATGCGCAAAGCCAGAATGGTGCGACTACAATGTGAGGATTGATGCCCCTTAAGTTCTCAATGATTAAAGAGCGTTTCATCTGAGGTTGGTCGTTGACTATGTCAAAGATGTGGAATTGAATCCTTGGGTAATCAGGATGGAGGTTGACTGAGCGAGAGGTAATTGAAGTAATTTGCTCAAAGCTCATACCATGACAGTAAAGCTCTCCATCAAGCTCAGCCTTGAGACTGAGTCCTGCCAAGATGCCATTAAGATGAGGGACGCTATAGATAATGTTCTCTTCACTTGATAGCAAGAGGCATCCCTCTGCAGTTTCAAGAGGTAGAGCACGACAGCGGATACCATCGTACTTAGGTTGGACAATGTAGGGTGGAGTCCACTTAGTAAGACGCTCCTCGCTAAATGGATAAGCTTTCATGATATTCTTCCAGCGGTGACTTTGATTCTCAGGCATAGCTTTTACTCCTTTCATCATTCGAGTGTCTTTGTACAATTTCAAAAGCCCAAAAGAACCCTCCTCCCATCGAAGGAGGAGGGATCGACTTCGACTTTGGAAATGTTACTTTGCAGCCTTCGCCTTGAGTTCTGCCAGCATTTCCTTCTGCTTCTCCGGCGTAGCGTTGGCGAACATAGCGAGGTAGGCCTGAACCGGATCGACCTTCTCGCCCTTCACAGCGACGCCCATCTTGGCGCCAGCAAGAGCGGCCTGGATCTGCTCCTGCGTCTCGCCCTTGAGTAGACGAGCACGAATGTTGGCCTGCAGGGTAACGACCCAGTTGGCATCGGCATTGCTTTTCACAGCTTTGTCACCGAACAGGGCAATCTGCTCCGCGGCAGTTGCGCCGGTCTGAACGGTGATTGTGACAGGACCGAGCTGAGCGCGTTCGATAGAGCCATCGGCCTTCTTCTTCTCCGGAACCTTTGCGACGACTGATAAACTTTCCATCTTGTTACTCCTTTCATCAAGAAATTGAAGTTAATTAGTCCGTTTACCAATTAAACGGACTTTGGATCAAGTACATTGCAATGAGACTGTGGATCAAGGATTGGACGGCTGAGATGTGATGATGACTATTTCATAGGCTTAATCCTCCTTTCATTTCTTACATTTGAGTGATTCCCTATTGTGAATACCATATTATCAGACCTACAGACCAATGTCAACGTACCATTTGGTACAATTATAATGAGTTATTACCTCAACTTGTCAGTCAACCTCATCGACATCTGGAGACCAAAGAGAGTTGTTTTGACAAATAGTGGCTCATCCCCTTTTGAAAAGATGTAGACGGCAAGAAGAGCATTGATAGTCTCGTAAAGAGCATAGTGACCGTCCTTGAGAAGTGGAAAGAAATGATCCCTGCGGAGGTCCATGAGGTCGTTGAAGATCTCTTCTTTCTGACATTCTGGATTGGTGCAGATCTTTGTATGCTCGTACATAGTCTTCATTATCTCTTCAAGAGTATTAACTCCTAAGAGAAGATCTGTATCGGTAAGAAGTTCTTTCTCGCCTTCTACCTCCCACGGCATGAGCAAAGAGACCTGCTCACCTTCGGCTTGTTTGATAAGTCGTACTCCCTGTCCGTTAATAGGCTCGTTTTCCATCTTCTTTTTCTCCTTTCGTTTGTTGAGTTGTTAGACTTCATCCAAGTAAAATTGATCTGGTTCTCCTGATCTATCCTCAGGCAACTGAGGTCCTTTTTCAATGAGCTCATTTTCAATCTTGTCTTCGGCTGAGAAATCAACAGCTTTGCCATCACGTACTATCCATATCACAGGACCGTGACGTAGCGCCTTTAATCTACGATGTGACATAGGACAACAAGAGCAAGGCCGAAAGGCGCAAGCGCTGATGAATTCAAGTTTTGTGATATTGAGAGGAGTGAATAAGTGCTCACGATCCTTCCAAGGTACATAGCGTTTGCGAATAGTTGGAGTTGGCATAGCTCACCTCCACCAAGTTCTGACTATCAAATAGTAGATAATCATGTTAGCGAAGAATCCTGCCACAAATGCTTCTACCATGTCAATTAGATTGAACTTGCGCTTCATTGTTCTCCTCCTCTCCTTCTGCCAGTGTCTCAGTGATCTCCTCATCAGGCCCCTCCTCAATCGTAAGTTTCACGCCCAGTTTATCAGCAATCACTTTTAATTGATCTAGTGAGAGCTCAGGTTGCTTTTGCGTCTTTCGTTTGGCTGATTCAGAAGGTGGGAGCTTCTTGAGCCTTCCATCAGTTTTGGCAAGCTCATAGTCAGCCTCTTTGAACTTGTTAAGTTTCTTGATGTAGTCACTTTCAGCCTTGTAGAAAGCATCTTTGAGCAGAGATAACTTAGTCCAAGACTCCTCAGCTTCCTTCCGTAGTTGATCGACAGTTGGCTTGTCCACTTTGGTTCACTCCTTTCATTGTTAAAGTGCGTTTAATCATTAAACCCACTATTTCCAGACTTCGTGAATGACTACTCCAATACCTAAGCCTATCACAGCAGTCCAGAAAACTATGAGCCCTCCAACTATCATCCAGAACATTTTGTCAGGGTGCATTGTTATACCTCCATCATAAAAGGTTGTGGAAT